AACACGATTGCCCCGGCCCGGTCGACGTAGTGGGCGCCGTTCTCGGTGTCGACAACGCTCTGCAAGGCGCTGACCGCATCCTGCCCGCCGAACGCCGCCGGGCCCATCGACGTCGTGAGCCCTGCCTGGATCGACGTGGCGGTAGTCCAGCCCGCGTAGTTCAGGATCCGGGTGTAGCGGGCGTCCGACGATTCCCCCGCGAAGGAGTTTTTCCAGGCGTTGTAGAGGTTGGTGATACCGACGGCCCCACCGCCTGCGATGCCGTCCCAGTCGGAGAATTCGGCGGCGAAGCTGATGTCGCCTTGATAGTTGGCTGTGGTGCCGCCGCCATTGGTGGCGTCTACGAAGCCGCCCAGGCTATCGCTGATCAGCCCTGTCGGGGTGTACGTCGAGGGGACAGATCCGTAGACGTTAGGGGCCGCCCCGTCCTGGGAGATCGCCACCTGCTGAGTCGACGCGTTATATCCGAAGATCAGCAAGTGCCAGTTGCCGTCGACGCAGTTGGTCGCGCCGCCTGCTATGTAAGTGGCACCTGCCCCAGTTGGTCCTCCAAGGGTCATGTTCGGGTGTCCCGAAGTGTCCAGATGGACATCGATCAGGGACCCGGAAGGCGAGCCTCCAGAACGCTGGCCGTCCATGCATGACCACAGGTAGGCGCCGCCCGCAATCGTGGGACCGGTGTACCGGAACGCGAGCATGCGGACCCATAGGGCGGGATTCGCTGGTCCGGTGATGCCTGATGATGTCAGCTTCAAATAGGTGGCGGGGCCGATGATGAATTGGCCGGGGTTGGCGTTAGCGATGGTGACGACGGTGCCGCTGGATCCGCTATATATCCCGGTTGTCGGGTTCGTTGCGGTGATCTGTGTGCCGAATGTGAGGCTGCCCGCGCCGTATTTGGATACGGCGACTTTGGCCTGCGGATAGTTGCCGGTGGCGTCGCTCGCGCCGATGCTGCCCTGCGGGTCGTCAAGCTTGAACAGGAACCGCGGGGTGTGTGAGTTGATCTCCTGGGTGAGCGGGTCCGACAGCTGCCGCTGGGAGAGCAGTGCGAAGGCATCGACCGCGGTCGGATCGACCGTCCCGTAGGTGCCGTTGAACGTCCACTTCGACGGCAGACGCTCCATGTAGCCCTGGAACATGGGATACCAAACCCCGGGGGCCGTCCACGCCGACGCGGTGGAGCCCTTCTCCAGCTGCCAGCCGTCGACCTGGATGCTGGCTGTGGCCGCGGCCGACGCTGCGGTCTGCACGCCGAGGTAGATGCCGGCTGCGTTCGCCGGGCAGGTGCCGGTGACGGTGATCTGAGTCCATGCCGCTGTTGGCGAGCCGGTGAGCGTGACCGTCGAACCGGTCGACGGGCTGAACGTGCCGCCGCCCGGTGCCCACCAGGTGATGACTGGCTGGACCTGCTGCGATGTTGAGGCGGTGACGTTCCGGATCCGCATCTGCATCGTGTACGTCTGGCCCGGCTGGGCGGCGGGCTGGAGGGTGTAGCAGATGAGGACGGGCGAGCTCGTTCCGGACGGCACGGAGGCCTGGAGCACGTTGGCGCCCTGCCAGGCGGTGCCAGACGCGGTGACCGTCGGCGCGAACGCCGGGTCGGTCAGGCTGAAGACGTCGGCGGCGAACAGGTTGCTGCCGACGGCGTATCCGCCGAGGTCGCCGCCTGTGGCCATGACCTGCGAAAGGATGTTGATGCTCGGCGGCCACATGGCGCGCTTACGCCACGGCTGGTACGGGGCGATGTGCCCGAACCACGGGCCCGCCGAGTTCAGCGGGTCGAGGGAGCCGTCAGTGTTCTTGACCGTCGTCGACAGCTCACCGCTGCGGACCTGGTCGAGCTCGTACTGCCGACCCCGCTGGATGCCGGTACGGCCCCGGGTGCCGGGGGTGAGTTCGACGTACCGGTCCCACGGCGCGGTCGCCGTCGCCGTCCAGTACGGGCCCCAGCCGTCCTCGATGACCGGCCAGTTCGGGTTGATCGCCACAGGTCTCCCCCGTCAGCGGTGGTAGGACTGCCAGGTCTGGGAGTTGCGGGCGCCGAGCTGGAGCATCGCGGTCTGGACGCTGTCCCGCAGATCACGCTCGGAAAGGACGGAGCCCTGTACGTTGAGCGTGACGTTGTAGACGACGGGCGCCGTGCCGCCGCCGCCTGCCATTGCCAGGGCGCCAGTACCGCCGGTGAGGGGGCCTGAGGTGGCGGCGCCTATCCCGCCGACGGTCGCCAGTTTCTGCGACGGTGGGCTAATCCCGAGTTCGCCGGAGAAGGCGTCGCGAGTGCCTTGCGCGATGGCTACCGCGGCCTTCTGTACGTCGGTGAAGCGGCTGTTCATGCCGTTCACGAGGCCCTCGATGATGAGCTGCCCGGCGCCGTGAAGCAACACCTTGTCGCGGGCCGGCGGGCCCTTCCAGGACGGGAGCAGGTTGGTCAGCCCGGATAGCGTGTCCTTGACCGATCCGATCATGGATTTGATGCCGTCGATCAGGCCCCGCACGATGTTGGTGCCTGCGTCCCACAGCCAGCGCCCGGCTCCGCTGAGGACGCCCATGATCTTGCCCTGGATTCCGGAGATGATGTTGTAGACAGCCACTATGGCTCGTTCGACGGCAAGCTTGGCGCCGTTTATCGCGTTGCTGATGGTGGAGGTGATTGAGTTCCAGACCGACGATGCGATCGTCCGGATTCGATTCAGGATCGAGCTCCACAGGTCTTGCAGCGCTGTGAGCTTCGATATGACGGCTGTGTAGATCGCCATCACCACTGTGACGATCATCGATTTGATGCTGTTCCAGGTCGATGTCACGAACGACTTGATCGCGCCCCACGTCGCATTCCAGGCCGAGGTCAGCGCACTCGACACCGTGTTCCACAGCGACACGAAGAAGTTGATCGTCGCGGTGAAGGCCGTCTTCAGGGCATTCCACACCGCGAGGCCGACCGCCTTGATGACGTTCCAGGTCGCCGACCAGGCCGTCTGGAACCAGGTCGTTTTCGTCGCGATGAAGATGATCGCGGTGACGAGTGCCGCGATCGCCAGGATGATCAGCCCGATCGGGTTGGCGTCCATCGCGATGTTCAGCAGCCATTGCGCCGCCGCAGCCGCCTTCTCCGCGACTGCCGACGCGATCAGCGCGACTTTCTGCGCTGTCCAGGCCGCTGCGGCGCGCAGCCCGGCAACGGCGGACGCGGCCATGGATTTGCCGAACTCCAGCGACGCGAGCGCCGCGGTCTTCATGGCCGTGCCGACCGATTTGATTCCGGTCACCAGGCCGGTCCAGGCGGTGCTGGCCCCGGAGACTGCCGCAGTGCGCATCTTCCCCGCGAACTCGGCGACCGCCGTACCGGCGGTGCTGGCCCCGGACTTCACCGCATCCCAGGCGTACATGCCTTTCAGGCGGACGGTGTCGAGCGCCGACGTGACCCCGGCGCGCATGGTGGAAGCCCCGGCGCGCACGCCGTCCATGGCCATCATGCCGCGCAGCCGCAGCGTGTCGAACGCGCTGGAAGCGCCAGAGGCGATACCACCCCACGGGATCTTGCCGATCGCGGAGGCGATCCCGCCGATGCCCTTCACCAGCGGAGTAAGGGCGCTGACGATGAACTTGACGACAGCGCCGGTGAGGACGATACCAATGGCGGCCGCCAGGGCTTCCGAGGCTGCTTTGTGCTGGGTGAAGAACGACAGCACGCTCTGGATCACCGGGATCAATTTCAGCCCGAGGGTGATCCCCAGGTTCTCCGCATTGGCCTTGATCTTTTGCATCTGCGCGGAGAACGTCTGCTGAGATTTCTGCCAGGCCGCATCGAACTTGGCTGGGGCCGAAGCGTTGGAGATGTCGTCGAACTTGCCCTTCAACCCGTCCAGATTCTGCATCAGCGACATGATCGCCTTGTCGCTTCGGCCACCACCGAAGATCTTCGCCAGGACCGAGTCGGCCTCTGTTCCCGACACCCCGGCCTTCGTCAGACCGTCCTTCAGGTCCTTCAGTGCGACATACAGGCCGTCTGGCTGCTTCAAGTCCATGGCCAGCTTGTTCTGAGTGATGCCCGCCTTCACCATCGCCGACTGCATCGCCTCACTGGACGCTTTCACGTCCGTCGAAGCCAGCCCCATTCCGACAAGCATTTTCGTAGCCTGCTTCGACGGTGTGGTCATCATCGAGATGCCCATCGTCATACGGGTCGCCGCGACCTCAGCCGAGTTGCCACGGTCGGTCAGGTAGGCGAGGCCGGCACCCATCGACGTGACGGAGATACCCATCTGGGCAGCCGTCGGCGCCCAGTTCTTGATGGAGCCGTTGAAATCCTGGAACCGCATGTCGCCCTGGCCGACCACCGCGTTCAGTTCGGCCATCGTCTGCTTGGCCTGCGACGCCGGCTGATTGAACGCCTTCATCACCGACGACAGCGAGTACGTGGTGTCGTCCAGCGACGCACCCGAGATTTTGGTCTCCTCGGCCGCGTACTTGACCACTTCGAGCGCGGACTTCAGATCCAGCCCGGCCGAGATCGGGTGGTACAAGGCCTCGGCCATCTTGGTGCCTGAGATCCCAACCGCATCGCCGATCTTCAGCACCTGCGAGTTGAGGCCGTCGGCCGTCGTCCCGAACTTTTTGAGCTGATCCTGGGTGAGCCCGGCCGCCGTGTACAGGCGCGTCATCTGCGTCTGAAAATCAGACGCCATCTTCACACTGACGACGGCGACACCGACACCGACCGCAGTAGTCGCCGCGCCCACCTTCGACGCGACGGCGCCTATGCCGCCCATCTTCGCGATGAACGACTCGCCCTCGACGCTGGCCGTGCGCATCCCGCGCAAGAAAGGGGCGGTTTCGGCACGCAGGGTGACCCACAGGTCTGCAACCTCGGTCATGACACCTCCTCACGGCTCGCTGACTACCGCGGACCCGGGGGTCAGGCGACGCGTGTCCAGCCGGTGCCGTAGGCCGCGGCGTAGATCGTGGGGGCTGCGATCCGGACGGCGAAGTGGAACGCGGGGACGAGGAACGGGTATTTGGATCCGTTGCGGAGTCCGGTTTCCAGATAGAAGCCGTACCGGTTCGCGGGCGTGCGGCCGTAGGGCGGCGTAAAGCCGACTCCCGTGCCGACCTTCGTTTCCCAGCCCGTGCCGACCTGCACGATTGGACTGTGAGTGATCGACCGCCGGAGGTTGCCGGAGATGACGGCGGGGCCCGAGCCGGGGTGTGCCGGGGTAGGGGTACCGTAGGCGTGACGCCCCGAGGAGGCATTGATCTTTGCCTGCTTCTCAACGGCGTTGGCCAGCGGCTCCAGGGCGATCCGCCCCCGGATTTCCCCTTCCGCCGACAGCTTCGCGAAGATCGCAGTGAATTCGCCCGGCCGCAGCTCCGGCACAGCAATCACCCCGTCCGCTGAGCCCGGTTGGCCTCTCGTTTCGCGCGGTCGTGCTCGTCCTGCTCGTGCTCGGCGAGCGCGTTGAGGAAATCGAGCGTGTAGCGCCGCACGTACATGGGAGTCGCCTGAAGATCGCCCCAGGACCATTTCATGCGTTTCATCAGGATGAAGTCGGCCCATTCGGCAGGAGGCGCACCGCTGCTCCACGTGCCCTCGATGAGGGACTCTACGGGCAGCAGGACGTCCTCGAAGTAGGGGCTGCCGGGGCCTAGCTGGGGTCGGCGACCTTGCCGAGCTCCTCGCCGATGCGGTTGATGATGGCCATCGGAAGGCGGGCCACGTTCTCCGCAGTGATCTCCGTCATGAGGGTCTGATCCGCAGCGTCGAGGGCCGCTATCTGGACCTCAAGGCTCTCGACGTCGGCGTCAAGGTCTATGTCGACCGCGGCGGCCGGCGCGCTGGCGTCGTACACGCGCCACGCGACGATCAGGCTTGCCATCACCTCGTACAGGGCCGTGTTGGCTGCCTGCGGGTCCAGCGGATTGCCCTGTGCATCAACCGCCACGTCTTGTGGGGTGAGTTCGGACGGCGGCAGCAACTTCGGGTTGCGGATCAGGACGCTGACCCGGTCACCGAGTTTCGGGAACGACAGCAAAATGACGCGGTTGGTGTAGCCGGCGGGCATCGGTGTCTCCTTGAGCGGTGAGGGCGTTGAGGGCGTGGTCCCCGACCGGGCGCGACGCCCTCACGCGCGGCCCGGCCGGGGAGTAGGTCAGTACGCCGACGAACTGAAGTTTTTGAGCGTGGCCTGGACGGCGCCGCCGTCGGTCGTGTTGTAGATCCCCGACAGGCTGAAGTCGCCCTGCACGTAGGCACCGGACAAGTCACGTTTGCCCTTGTACCAGCCGGACTTGGACATGGTGATCGCCAGGGACTGGCCGCCACGGGGTACCGGCTGGGCTAGGGCTGCGGTCGCGGCGGTCTGCGTGTACTGGAGGTACAGCGCCATGTCGAGCTGGTTCTCGAAGATGGCCTTATAGGTGCCGTCGACCTCGATCGGGCCGGCGAACACTTCGCGCGGCGTCTGCGTGCCGTCCGAGCTGGCGATGGCTTCGGTGGCGCGCTTGACGGTGGCGTCGAACGACAGGCCGCGCGTGCTGGCGGCCCCGCCGTTGGTCATGTTCCAGGACCAGCCGAGCAGCGGGTCGTAGGTGGAAAACGTCTCCGACTGGGTGGTCTGCGTGACCGACGGGAAGCTGATGTACTTCAGCGCGAGGGAGACCGCACCCTTGGGGTCGATCTTCATCTGCAAGTCGCTGAGACGGCAGTACGAGGACGACAGGGTCTGCGTGGTGTCGTAGATCGTCAGGGAGTACGTCGGCAGCGGCGTCGTGGACTGCTTGAACAGGTGCGTCGTCTGCGACACGACGGTCACGGCCGAGCTGTGGGTCTGCGTCAGCCCCGTCGCCGGAACCGTGATGGGGATCGTGTAAGGCCCTGATCCGGTTGGCGTACCGGTCGTCGCGTACTCAATCTTCGTGCCGGTATCGATCGCGATGATCGACCCGAGCGGGATCGACGCCGCCGTCGAAATCGTGGTTGCACCGACGATCGTCGACGCCGACAGCGTGGTCGACACCCCCGGCGTCACGGTGTCCGGGCCGATGATCCCCGCCAGGAAATGCCCGATCAGGTCCGGATAGGCCATCACGTCCAGAGACCACTCGGTGTGCACAACACCCTGGTAGAGGCCTTGCAGGACGGTGTCATTGCCCCGGTACGACTCGTCCTTCAGCTCGGTGTACATGTCCTCGAAGTCGGCTTTGGTGAAAGGGATGCCGATCGTCGGCGCCAGCCAAGTGCCCGGGGTGACTTCCCTGGCGATGCCGACCGTCGCAAGGCGAGAAATCTGGGTCACGGCTGCGGCTCCTCACCGACGGGCGCCGGGGTGGGCGCGGCCTTCTTGCTGCGGGCGGTCTTGGGGGCATCCGCCTCAGGCGGCGTGTCCTCGACGGGCTCGAACCCGGCGATCGGCTGGTGCCAGTCGACGGTTTCGCCGGGCTGGACCGTGGCCGGGATGTCCGGCACGTCCAGCGCGTAGGGGAAGGGATTGCGCTGGAGCACAGGGGCCTCCGGGCATGCGAAAGGCCCCCGCGAAGGCAGGGGCCACGGGTCGGATCGGGTCAGCCGGTGATCTCGGTGTCGTCGGCGTGGTACGTGATCTCGGCGTGGAATTCGCCCATGCCGAGCGTCTGTTCGGGGTCGGTGAACCGGACGTTCACGTACTCGGGGTTCTCGGCCACGGACAGGAACCGGCCGCCGTGGCTCTTGTCGCCGACGAGGCCGCCGATGCGGGTTAGTACGAGGTCTACGGCCGCGTCGAACGCGCGCTGATCCGCTTCGGCGATGCCCTGTCCGGAGGAGAGCGGCCAGATCATTTTGAGGGCAAACTCGTAGGTCGCCATGCGGCGGACGTTCGCGAACCGCTTCTCATGGATCCCGCGCCGCAGGACATAGATGTTCGCGGCCCGCTTGCCGGGAGTGCGGGGCTGGTAGGCCTGCAAGTTGTCCCACGGGCCGCCCGAGGCGGTCAGCAGGGCTGGCAGGCCGTCGCCGGATGAGGTGAGCCAGGCGACTTCACGGTCTACGGCGTCAGCGGTCGACATGCAGCCTCACCTTCTGCGACGGCGACGGGCCCGGGTCGACTTCTTCACGTGGTGGCGGCCGAGGTGCGTGGTGCGGTGATGCCGAAGCCCGAACCGCGTGGTCTTGACGTGCTTGCGTCGCAGCCCGAAGTGGGTGGCCATGCGGTTGACGTGCTTCGGCCTGTTCCGGTGGGCACGGTGGCGGGCTGCGCGCTGGGCTGCCGCCTGGGTGGTGCGGTGGGCGGGGCTGGTGCGGTGCGCAACGATCCGTGCGTGCACCCCGGCCCGGGGGTGTTTCCGGCCTTTGAGGCTGGCCGAGATTTTGGCGCGGGTGGCCGCCGACAGCCGGTGGCCTGGGTGGTGGCGGCCTTTGAGTTTCGCCGAGATTTTCGCCCTCGCGGCGGACGAGAGTTTGTGGCCCTTGTGGTGGCGGCCCTTCAACCGTGCGGCGATCTTCGCCCGGGTCGCCGACGAAACCACATGCCCCTTGTGGTGCCTGCCCTTCAGCGCCTTCGCGATCCGGGCCCGAGTGGTCGCCGAAATCTTGTGGCCCTTGTGCGGATGCTTCTTGCCCTTCATCCGCGCGGAGAGCTTGGCCCGGGTCGCGGCCGACACCACACGCTTGCGGCGCGCCACCGCCTACCGCCGGGTGTACGGGGCGAGCATCTCCAGGGCATCCGAGCGGAGCGCGTCCGGATCATGCCCGGAACGTCCGTCGACCGGGTCCAACTGCTTCACTGCCATGCTCGCGGCCATGTACTGGCAGGCCTGCACCAAGTCCGCGGGGACGGTGCTGTAACCGCCGGAGTAGGTGACGACGATCGTCGTGCCGGGCGGCACGAACGTGCCTAGCTGGAAGCGGACGTGCCCGGTGTCGGTCTCGTACTGGATGGTGGAAATGCCGACAGACTGTGTGCCCGAATAGGAGCGCAGCAGGCCGATCGTAGCGATGCTGCCGGACCACAGTTCGGGGTAGCGGGGCGGGTGTTCGCGGACCCAGAAGTGCCGGGCCAGCCCCGTGGAACCCAACGACTGGCCGCGCGAGAGGTTCAGTTGCGAGGTGGGGTCGAGGGGCACGTAGGAGTCCATGGCGTCCTCGACGTCCATGGCATTCGCCCGCTGGGTCTCCGTCACGCCCGCGAACGGGGCGAGCCTGCGGTCACAAGCTGATTCGCAGGCGCGGGTGGCCTGCAACATCAGGTTGGTCTGCGCCGGGCTACTGAACCCGCTGACGAGGTTGGCGAACGGGCCCTCAGTGAACTGGGCCACGCTCGCCAGGGGGGTAACCAGGTCTTGCGGCATCGCTCACCTCCAGATCACGGGCGAGGAGGCGAGCGAGCTGGTCACTCGCTGACTTCGGTCTGAGTCTTGCGGGGCCGCCCCCGCTTCGCCGGGGCCGCAGGAGCGTCGGCGTCCTCGTGTCCCGCCGGCTCCTCACGGTCGGAGTCGTCGGCCTTCTGATGCTCGGGTTCGGAGCCGGGAGCGACTTCGGAGAATCCGGGGATCGCGAGGAGTTCCGCGACTAGGTCGACGTCGCCGACCTCGACAACGTCACCGTCGTGCTCCCAGCTGTGGCCGGGGCACGACCCAGCCTTGTCCTTACGGATGAACGGCATATGCCCTCCCTGGGGCTGGATGGTGGGCCCGGACGTGCGTGCCGGGCCCACCGTGCAGATGCGGACTGTCCAGGCCTAGAGCGCGGCCACGAGCCGACTGAGCCTCGCGCCGTACTTGCTCCCGCGGAAGGCGAGGCACGTGTCGGTGAGTACGGCGAACGGCAGCGAGTCGGGCGAGCTGACGGTGGGTGCGAGGGGCAGGATCTGCATGTCGCGGGTGTAGGGCCGGACCAGGAAGTCCGGGTTCCGCGGCAGCAGGTAGATGTCCTCAGCCGCGTTGGTGACGGTGCGGGGCTTGGCGCCGGCGTTGCCGCCCTGGTAGGCGGTCACCACGGTGTTGCCGGAGCTGTTGGTGAGGAGGTTGGTGCCGGTGTCGATGATGCTGGTGACGGCGGCGCCGGTCGTGTCGAACGCGTCGACCACACCGACGAGGGTCTCCGTGCCGGTTCCGGTGCTGCGGTAGACCTTGTAGAGGATCGGGCCCGCGCCGTCCGGGAGGTTCGTCGGCGTGGAGAAGCTGAGGGTGACCGTCGAGGTGGAGCCAGTCGTGGTCTGGGAGACCTCGGTCGCGGCAGAGATCTCGCCGAAGCGGGCCGCGACGGCGGACACCTGGTAGTAGTAGGTGGCCGCGGCCAGGGTGCCGCCGCTGGTGGCGGTCGCCGTGGCGACGGTGCTCATCTGGTTCGACCGGGGGCTCAGGAACGAGCTCTTGACGATCGGGATGTCGCGGTACGTCGGCACGTTGAGACCGGCACCGATCATGGTGGTGGGGGCCATGAACCGCTGCTGCGCGACGAAGGCCTGCGACACGGCGGAGGCCATGCGCGGCGACATCACGAACATGTGCTCGGATCCCACGGGCATCGCCGCGTTGGTTTCCACGAGGTCGATGAGCTGGTCGAGGTAGTGCAGGGCGAAGTTTCCGCCCGCGAGGTCGACCGCGTTGACGTAGTTGTTCGAGCCCGTGCCCGCCGACCAGTTGGACACGAGGTAGTCCAGGCCGGTGGAGATCGGGTAGAGGCCGCTCGCGGTGGCGCCGTCGTGGCCCCACATGAGTGCGTTCTCCAGGGTCCACATCATGGAGGAGACGGTGCCGTCGAGTTCGAGCTGGCGCAGGTCGCCGACGATGTCGCGGGTGACGGTCTGCGCGAAGCCGGTGACGGAGCCGACCGCCTGGTACAGGCGGATGTTGAAGACGGCCTGCTCGTAGGTGCTGTTGCCGATGGGGCGGGCTCCGCCGTCGACGACACCGCCAGAGTCGGGCCGCTGTACGCGCCGGTTGAAGAAGTACTGCGTGCTGTTCCACTGCTTCGACGGGATGGCGGCGAGCAGCGGCGCGTACCGGCGCTGGTACTCAAGGAGCACCGGGTCGATGCTCTTCGGGATCAATGCTCCGGTCGTACCGGCGGTGGTGATCGCTTCTTCGAGCTCAGTAGGCACGGAGGCGCCTCCATTTCATGCGACAGCCCCGCGCCGGTGTCCGGGCGGGGCTGGAGTTCGGGGGTACGGCAAAGGCCTCGCATCGGGCGGGGCCTTGGGGAGGTGCTGCCTGCCTACTGGGCGGGCTGGGGGGTGCGGCCGTAGTTGCCGAGGAGGGTCTCAGCCCGGTTCGCGAACAGGACCTGGACGTCTTCCTTGTCGGCGGCGGGCTGCTCGCTCTCGTGGACGCGGTAGCCGGTGCGCTGCGGGAGGCCGTTCTCGCGGAGCAGCTGCTCGCGCAGCTCGTCCTTGGCCGCCTTGACGCCTTCGGCGATGAGCCGCGCGACGCGCTGGTCATCGGTCTCAGCGACAGGCTCGGCCGCGGGCGCGGTCTCGGTGGCCGGCTCGGCTGCGGCGGGCGCGGTTTCGCGGGCGGGGGTGATGCGGTCGAGGAGCTGGGTGAACTGCTCCTGAGTGAGCGCGATGAGGGGCGCGGTGGTCGGGGTGCTGGCCGTTTCGGCGGCCGGGGTCGTGGGCTCGCTCACGGCGGGCACCTCCAGGGTCGTGTCGGTGGTCTCCTCGGCCGGGGTGGCCGGGGTGGTCTGGGTGAGCGCAAGGGCTTCGTTGACCATGGCGGCAGTGATGTGCTCGCCAGGTTGGAGCCGTTCAAGGGCGCCAGACGCCTTCAGCGCGGCCATGTGCCCAGGCAGGAGGGGCATGCCTACGGCGGCGCTCGGCGTGGACTCGTGGGCCGGAGTACCGAGCGGGGCCGCAGACTCCATGTCGTCGTCCGGGCTGGCCCCGCTTTCGCCGTTGTCGCCGTCGGTGTCGGCGTGGGGGGCGCCGTCCACGTCGATGTCGGCGTCCATGTCGGGGTCCATGGCCTGCAAGGCGTCGACGGCGGCGGTCATGGCGGCGGCGGTGATGACGCGGAGTTCGGCGGGGTCGATGCCGCAGGCGCGCATGGTCAGGGAGATGGGGCCGTTGTAGGCGTCGATGCAGAATCCGGCACTGTCGCCCGGCCCCTCGGGGTAGTACTCCCGGATCTCCCCGAGGCGGAGTGCGTTCTCCTTCATCGAACCGTCCTTGTTCCACGTGTCGGGGATCATGCTGGTGAGGCCGAGGGCCTTGGCCCGGGCCATGATGTGGGCGCGGATGTCGTCGTGGTCGGCGCCGCCCCGTCCGACGGCCCGGATTGCCTTGCGGAGATCCGACTTCGACTTGATCGGGTACGACGGGTCACCCGAGGCGTTCTTCATCGTTCCCGCGTCGGCGGGCGCCTCTTCAGTGACCGGCTCGACGGTGGCCTCGACGGACTCGCTGATCGCGGTGCGTCCGTCGACAGACTCAGCCGGGGAGCGTCCGTCGAGGTAGGACGCGGCGGCCACTGAGGCGCCGGGCACGCCCGGGGTCGCCGTGAAGTCCAGCGCGTTGATCTCCAGGTCAGACCCGGTGGTGCAGCTCTCCCCTTCGTACTGCACCTGCTTGACGGGGCCGAGCCAGTAGCCATGGATCGAGACGGACTTGAGGGCGGGCGTCTTGCCAGTGACGAGGGCGGCGATGTCGCGTCCGGCGGCGGTGTCGTACAGGTCGGCTCGGTAGCGGGCCGACCCGTCCTCGCCGACCGTCACCTCACGGAGGGCCCCCACGATGCGGGTGCTGTCATCTTCTGCGCCATGGTGGCTGCGCATGACGATGGGCAGGCCGTCGGGATCCGCGATCCGCTCGGTCATCCGCGCCGCGGCCTTGGCGATCAGCTCGGGCGAGTAGAGGCGCCGGTTGCGGCTCACGCCGGGGGTGAGCATCGTGCCGGTGATCGTGGCGATCCTCTTGTCCATTACCGCCCCCTCTCCATGCGTTTTGGGATGGTCGGCCTGGGTTGGCGTCGGGTGCCTGCGACGAGGCGGAGGATCGCGGCGCGGACCCGCTGGTCGTTGTCGATCGCTTCGAGGAGCCGCTCAGCGAACTCGGCTTCGGCTTCGGCGTCTTCGACATCGGCGCGGGTGACGGCCCGTCGGCGCGGCTTGGGCGGGATCTCGTACACCGGGCTCACCGCCCGACCACCGACGCCGAAAACGTGATCGCTGTCGGGGTGCCGGTCGATGTCCAGCCGAAGCGGGCGGTGCCGGTCAGGACGGCAGTGACAATGCCGGTCGCGGCCGGGAAAGGGCCGATCTGCACGCTGGTGACCCCGGCGCCGTTCAAGGCCGCGCTCGTCCACAGGCGGTACCAGACTCCGTCCGAGCCGAGCCGGTCCACGAAGTAAGTCACCGTCGGGGACGTGCCACCCGTGAAGCTGGTGAGCGTGACGTCGACCGCGAGCCCCGACACCGCAGCGGTGGAGAAGGAGACGCCCGTATTGCTGACGGCCTGGGCGCCGGACAGGTAGGTGATGAACGTGCTGGTCGTCGTGGACGTGGTCACCGGCACGCTCGTGCCGCCCACCACGCCCTGAATTGACGTGACGCTGGACGCCGGACTGCCCGCCGTTCCGGACGCGGAGCCGATCACGTTCCCGGTGGCGTCGACCGGCGTGAACACTGGGTTCGTGGGCATCGGTTGGTCTCCAGTCTCAGGCCGGGGCCAGACAGCAGCGGCAGCGGGTGTGTGCGGGCAGCGTTGGTGCTCCGAGCAGGCCGTAAGGGCTCGCCGTCTCGTTGGCCATGCACAGGTCGCAGACGCGTTCGTCTCCGGCGGTCAGCCACATGACGCCGCCCGTGCCGGCGCCCAGGTAGGCGGCGAGCATTCCGGCTCCGTAGGCGGCGGACACGCCCACGTCGACGGCGAGCGCCAGGTCCATGCCGTCGTCCAAGGCGTCCTCGGCATCGCCTTCTGGATCGTCTTCGCTGTCCGCCATGGCGCGTCCGGCGCGGTTGGCGCTGGCCCGCAGGCCTGCGGAGAGGACTGCGCCGGCCGTCGCGTCGGCGGCGTGGTCGGTCATGTCCGGCGAGCCGATCTGGTACGGGTTGGCGTCGGGTTCGTCGTAGTCGCTGTCGTCGGTGTGGTCGCGGGTGGCGATGGCGTGTCCGGCGGCCCAGCCTGTGCGGTGGGCGCGTTTGGCGGCGAGCGCCAGGGCCGTGCGGGTGCGGCTCCATGAGCGTGCGGACAGGGTGCCGAGGACGGCTGCGGCGGCTGCCTGGCGTCGGCGCTGCGTGGCGGGGTCTGTGGTTTCGCCGATGGCCTGGCGCCAGGCCGTGACGGCTGGGGCGAGGTTGATGCCGTGCAGGTCGGCGCGCCAAGCGGCGATGACGACCGCGTCGGCAGTGGCGTGGAGGGCCTGGCGGCGGGCGTACACGGGCCGCCAGATCCCCTTGAGGGAGCGGAGTTGGAGAGTGGCATCGGGCACGGCCACCCCCTGGCGTTGAGCCGTCTCAGCCGATCCGTTTGGCGATCAGGGGTAGTACGTCCTGGGCGCGGGTGGGGTGTCCGGGGTCCATGCCGTTCGCCTCCTCATAGTTGGGCGAGTGCTTCGTCGAGGCAGCGCCGGTACAGGTCGTCCCACATCTCCTCGGGCGGTTCCCCTTGGGCTGCGTCCTTGGCGAGGCCGGGTTTGTCCTCGGGGTCCTGGGGCCCGTCGCCGGTTGGCGGGGGTGCCAGGTTGTTCGGGTCGGGCGGGGTCTCCCCGGGCGCCGGGGGCTGCGACTGTGAGCCGAGGTTCTTGACGATGAACGACGTGGCGAGGTCCTTCATGTTGGACCAGTCCGCGATGAAGGTGCGTTCCATGAAGATGGCGTCGTCGCCGCCCTCGACAGGGGGTTCGCCGATCTCGGCGCGCCATCTGTTCAGGGTGTACGCGCCGGCCTTCAGGCGCATGTCGCGGATCTCTTCGACGACCTTCGAGTCCCGGTAGTCGATCTCCGTGAATTCGAGGTGCCAGTCGGTGATCCCGAACCCGACTTGCAGCAGGTGGTAGTTGAGCTTTTCCAGGATGAGGTTGGCGATCGGGATGATCGTATTGACGCGGAACGTCTTGTCCTGCGCCTCGCCCGTGCCGCCGCCGAGGTTGCCGGTCTCGATGATGCCGAGCTTGGCCGGGGGCACACCGAACGCGGCGATGATCTGATCCCGCAACTGGCGGTCCGCATCGAGGTAGTCGGTGACCTTGCGCTGGTCCAGCACCTGCACGACGCCGCTGCCCGTCGTGAGGACCGGCTCCCCGACCGCCTTCGGGCCGAGGTTGAACACGCGGTACTGCTCGCGCCACCGTTGCACATCGGATTCCTGCTGGTGTCCCAGGTCGACGTGCAGCCGGGGCGGATCCCCACGTCGGAAGCATTCCTTGAGGGTGGCCATCGTGAACAGCCAGGCCGTGACGGGCAGCAAGGCTTTCTGGGCTGGGGATACGCCGTACAGGCCGCCGCGCGGGGCGTCGAGGCTGATGTGGATGACCTGCTCCGCGTCGAACTTCGCGGTGCGCACCCCGTCAACGTCCTGGATGTAACCGGACACTTCGCCGTGCTGATCGGAGATGACCGTCATCGTCGTCGCGTCCAGCGTGTACAGCGCGACCGGCTCCCCCAGCAGGAACACCACTTCGAGGTAGGCGTCGCCGAACAGCAGCAGGTCCGTCGCCACGTTCCGCAGCAGCTGGACCATGTCCTCGCGGGCGTTACAGAACCGCATCAGCCGGTGCAGCCGGGCAACCTGGGGAGTCTCCGGGGCGGTGCCGGCCCCGGCAGGGTCGTCCTCGGGCACAGCCTGAAGGCCCCCGGCGGTGACGGTCCGCGCGATCAGATCAACGCAAGCGGACACCCAGTTGCACGACATGTACGCCTGGTGGAGCTGGGCGAGAACCTGCTGCCGCTCGCTGGTGGCGGACGTCAGCGACGACGTGTTCTGGATGTTGAGCGGCAGTCCGTACTCGAAGCCGACCCGGCGAACCTGCGCCGGCGTCGGCGCGTCGGCCGACTCGGAGACTGCCGTGCTCTCGGCGAGGGGCGCCCCGCGGAAGCGGTCGCGGAGCCAGCTCACAGCGCCCACGGGTCACCCCCTTGCATGATCGGGAACCCGCCGATGGTCCGCGGCGCCGCCACAGTTGCCGTGCCAGCGGCGGCAGGGTCCAGAGGACGCGCAACTGGAGTCGGCGCCGGGAAGTGAAAGCGGGCCTCATTGCCCAGGTTGATCAACAAATATCTGAGGCTGTCGGGTGCGTGGTCCTCCGCCTTCGTGTCGGCGTCCTCCGGGTCACCCGACGTGGCGTGCGGCAGCGCGGGCAGGGTGCGGACCAGTTCGGTGCACGTCGTGAAGACATGCAGCAGCGGGCAGGTGTCCCAGCCTGCCGCCCGGTGGTGGGCGCAGGCGGGGGCTTCGGCGAGGTAGGAGTGGACGCGCTGCCAGCCGGGCACGCGTCCGCCCTTGCCCGCCGGGGTGAGGGGTACGCCGTTCTCGGCGTACACGGTCGCCACGGGCTTGGCGTCGCCGCGGGTCGCCCACATCGCGTCGTCGCCATACCGGGCTGCAACATGCTCGCCAGCACTTTCGGCGGCCAGGATCCGCTGCGCTTGGGCTTGTTCGCCGACCTGGGTGGCGTACAGCTCGCGGTAGATCCAGACCCGGCCGTCCTCGTCCTGCGCACCCCACAGCACGCACCAGGGGGCGGTGTAGCCCCAGTCGATGCCGTTGTACCGGGTGAGCGTCGAGGGCAGCGCCATCGGGGGGACGGTGTGGCGGTCGTGACGCCACTCAGGGAAGACCATTCCGGCGAACTGGTCCCAGTCGCCGTCGCGCATCGCCGCACGCCGCTGCGGGTCGGGGATCGCGTCGAGGCGGCGGGCATAGCCGTCATCCAAGTGCGGGTTGTCGGTGGCCTTGGCCTGCACGAAACGCACCGTCAGCCCCTGTTCGTCGGCCACGATCCGCTGCCCGTGGCCGGTGCCGTCGATGTAGCGGGCCTTGACCTGGGCGTGCGAGGGGCCGCCCGGGTTGCAGGTGGAGCGGGTGCCAATGACGGGGACGGTGCCGTCGGAGCGCAGCCGCTCAAACTTCAAAATGTCGACCACTCCGGGCGGCATGAGGGTGGCTTCGTCGACGAGGAGCAGCTGGTACTCGCCGCCCTGCCTGCGGGAGGCGTCGACAAGGTTCTCCATGTAGCGGAAGCGGAACAGGGACCGGTTCGGGAAGCGCAGCTCCCTCTCGGTACCGTTCCAGGTCGCTCCCAGCCCGGCGGCGTACCCGTATTTGGCGAGGACCGGAAAGACGGATTCGGCGAGTTCGTCGTAGGTGCGGCGCACCAGGAGGACGCGCATGCCGGGGTGCCGGGCGCAGGCCCGCAGGCCCTCCATGACGATCGCTACACTTTTTCCGCCACCCGCGGCGCCGCCGTACAGAACATCGTCTTCGATGGCGGCATGGAACTCCTCCTGCTGCGGGTGCGGCCGGTAGCCGAGGACGCCGAACACGTCCAGGCTGGCGAGGCGTACACCCTCGCGCCGGTCGACTTCGGCTTGTAGCTCACGCAGTCGGCGGAGCTTCTCCACCTTCGCGAGCAAGATCGGCGAATGCGGCTGTATCTCGGAGTTGAGCTTCGAGCTGCTGAAGTTGGGCGTCGATGGCGTCAATGGTCAGCACCTCCAGCTTGATGGCGCTGTCCAGGCCGAGGAGCTTGGCCCGCCGATCCAAGATCTTCAGGCAGGTTTCTATAGCCCTGAGATCACCTTGGACAGCGGCACCCCACACGGCGGCCTGGAGACGGTCCAGCCGTAGCAGCTCCACTTCTCGGAGTTCCTCGGCCGACACCCGCTGCTCGACGATGTTTGCCTCAAGAGCACGGGTTACGTCCTTGCACGCTGCGCCGCGGTCGGAATAGCCGAGCCGATCGGCGATGCTCGTCCAGTCCATGCCGGCCAGGCGCAGCGTGATGGCGTCGGTGCGTCGTTTGGCGGTTACGGCCCGCCGGGCTTTGGATGCTGACATAGGGGCACGCCTTCCCTGTTGGCCCGGTCAGGCGGTGAAGTCGTGTGCCTCGCCGGTTGATTGAAGGATCGGCTGTTCGCCGGTGTGTTCCTGAAATCTGCGGGCGATGACGTCGGCATACCGCGGATCGAGTTCGCTGATCCGGGCGCTACGGCCGGTGGTGTGGGCAGCGAGGAGTGTGGTGCCTGATCCGCCGAAGGGTTCGTATACGAGGCCGCCGGGCCGGCAGGAGTTGGCCAGGCAGCGGGTAACCAACTCGACCGGCTTCATGGTGGGGTGGTCTTCGCTTCGCGGCGGTTTGGGGATCAAGAGAACTGAGGTCTGCGCGTTGTCGCCGTACCAGCGATCGCCGCCGCGGCCCAGGCGACCCGAACCGGGCTCTGGGTCAGTGAACCCATACAAGATCGGTTCGTGACGGTAGTGGTAGTCGGACCTGCCCAGGACCATCGCGTCTTTTACCCAGATGAGGTTCTGTCGCCACAGCCATCCGGCGTTGAGAAACGCCTGAGTGAAGGCGAGGGAGAGCGGGCCGGGCGGATGCGCGACGTACACCGGAGCGCCGGGCTTGAGGGCGACGGTGGCCGTCGCGAAGGCACCGGCTAGGAGGTCGGGCAAGGTGTCGGCACCGTCGTTGCGGATCGTGAGCGCGTCTCTGGTCTTGCCGACGTAGTCGACACCGTAGGGCGGGTCGGTCCACATCGCATCGCAGCGATCTCCGTCAAGCATTGCCTCGACGGCCGTGACATCGGTGCTGTCGCCGCAAAGGAGCCGGTGGCGTCCAAGAATCCATACGTCGCCGGGTTTCGACACCGGGGCGGATGGAGGTTCGGGTACATCATCGACGTCGGTCAAGGCCGGAGGGAGCTGCTGGATGCCGAGGAGGGCGTCGACGTCGTCTTGCGTGTAGCCGGTTCCTTCGTAGTCCTCGTCGAGATACGACAAGAGTTCGGCGAGCGCGTCGTTGTCGTAGGCGCCGAGCTCGGCCAGCTTGTTGTCGGCGAGGTTGATCCGGCGGGCGGTGGCGTCGTCGCAGGCCACGATTTCGCAGCGCGCGAGGTCGTGGCCTTCGGCTGTGAGGGCCTGCATCGTATGGTTGCCGGCCAGGACGGTGAGGGGTCCGTCGGGGATCTCGCGTACCACGAGGGAGCGGTATTGACCGTTCTTCCGCAGCGAGGTGCGGATGGCGTCGACGTCGCCTCGTTTTGCGTTGCCGGGGAACGGCGTGAGTTCGTCAATAGGGACATCGCGGGTTGCCACGTACCGCGCCCCCACGTCAGCCTCCGTCCTCGGTCTTGATCCAAGATGCGGGCAGCGGCGGCGGTCCGGGTGGCGGTTCGGGCGCCGGTGCCGGTTCGGGGGTGCAGTCGCAGCCGGGCAGGGTGGCCGGGTTGGGCGCCGTGCAGGTTTTGGCATGGATGAGGGCTGCTGCGTCCATACCGATGGCGTGCTGCTCGGCAATGTTCATTTCCAGGACTCGGCAGAAGTCCTTGCTGGCGGCGTTGGGGCTGCTGTAGCCGAGTTCCTGGTAGATCTCTTCGTAGGAGCGTCCGTCGATGCGGTACTGGATGAGGCGGGTGCGGCGCTCGGCGAGTTCGGCCTTGCGGGCGCGGATGACGGCCACGGCGTCCCTCCTCTCAGCTCCAGCCCGGCGGCAGTTGCTGCGGGGCTGGGGCGGGTTCGGGCGGCGCGGCCGGTTCGGGGGTGCAGTCGCAGCCGGGTAGTTTCGCGGCCTCGGGGGCGGTGCAGGTCTTGGCGTGCACGAGGGAGGCCGCGTCGATGCCTATGGCGTGGTGGACGCAGGCGAACACTGGCGTGGTGCAGTCGCCCGGTATAGGCAGCGGCCCGAGGTCGGGCGCCGGGAGCTGGGGGTCGGACAGCAGGATGATCTGGTCGCGTCGGGTCTGCTCGGCGTGCAGGTAGTCGGCGAACTCCGCGTCAGTCAGGCGGCGTTGCCAGTGCACGACGGCCGGCCCCCCACACAGGGTGCAGGTCAGACCGGCGGGCGGCGCGGGTGCTGGCTCTGGGAGTGCGGGCATGCTCGGGCTGTCGGTCATGGAGCGTCAGCCCTGCGGGGCGGGGGGCTCGACCGGCGCAGGGGCCGGTGTGTGCCCGAGGAGCGCGGCGACCGCAGCAGCTACCTCTGCAGCGAGCTTCTGCTCGTCGATCTTGGCCTCGTCGAGGAGATGTCCCAGGTCGGCGACGATCTCGGCGCGGGCCTGCTCGATGACGGGCAGGAGGTGACTTTCGGCGGCGGCCACGACCTCTTCCACGTCGGTCTTGCCGACGGAGACGAAGCGGTTCAGGAAGGCGTGGAGGCGGTCGGCGAGCACGGACATGGGGTTCTCCTGCAAGTGAGGGCGCGGTCGGTCAGGGGTGCCGGATGTCGACGGTGGCCGCCGTGATGAACACGTGGCGGGCGCCGGTGGCGGCTTTGAGTGCGGCGAGCGGGTCGTAGTCGAGGAGCTCGTTCGCGGCGATCAGATCCTGGGCCTGGTCGAGGATCAGCACGAACGGTGCGATCTCATCGATGCTGTCGGGGAGTTGCAGGACCTGAATCCGCGCCATCACTCCCCCAGTTCTGATTCCGCCGCCCGGTACCGCTGGCGCACCATGACCCGGCCAGCCTGCGGGCCCTGCCCCGGCCCGGCCGGGCGGCGGAAGTTGGGGTCCCGCTGCCAGCGGGGGCTCATCGGACCGGCAGCGGGACGTCGGGGCCGTGTCCGGGGGGATGGACGGCCCCGAGTCTCAGGCGGCGGCATCGATGCGGACGCGGCCGGTGACCGGTGGTGCAGGAGTGGGGGCGATGACGTTGCCGTCGCTGTCGCGGACCGCGGGGTCGATCTCCATCAGGTCGTACCGCGCGGCCTTGCCGTGGCCATAGACGGTGATGCGGCCTTCGGACGCCCAGCGCCAGATCGTGCCGACAGGACGCCCGGTCCAGTAGGCCACGTCACTGGCAGTCGCGAGGGCGGTCAGGTCGGAGGGCATGGTCACCTCCGGAAACGGCAAAAGGCCCGCCGTGGGGCGGGCCTCATGAGACACGAGTTCTAGATGAGCACATCGTGCCTTCGGTCTGATCACCTGTCAAGCACAGCCATCGCTTCGCCCCTGCTCAGGTAGCGGCTGGCGTGAGCGTAGGCAGCGCCGGGATCTGCTCAGCGAGCCAGCCGTCGGGCTCGGCGGTGAAGTGCGGCGCGGCGACTGTGTCCCACCACGAGCGCATCGCGACGACCGTCTCCAACTGGCGGGACCGCTTGTGCGTGAAGGTGATCTCCCGAGGCCCGGTCTCGCGGACCGCGACACGGCCCCGCTTGCAGCCGTCGGAGTAGTCGTTCCAGTTAATGCCCTTCTCTGAGCACAGGAGTTCCTGCATGCCGCCGCCGGATACGCCGTGCAAGCACCGGGGCGAGAAGTGGGCTTGTGCGGCCATGCTGACGCTGTTGCGGACCGCGTCCCGCTGGCGCCATACGAAGTAGTTGGCGACCTCGACAGGGTCGGCGATCGTGAAAGCGCGCGCGTCGAACAGCGCCCGACGGCCGGGACGTCGCTCGTTGAGGACGGCAGTCGCCAGCGAGGCGGCGATGGACAATTGCTTGCCGAGGACCCCGCCGAACCAGGGCTCGGTGTTGTGGCTGCCGAAGTCGGTGAAGAGCACGCTGATCTCGTCGGACTGCGTGTACGCGAACCGAGCCCCGGCGATCTCGGTGCAGAGGACTTCGGCGACGGCGTCCATGTCGGCCATGAAGGATTCGTCGAACGGCTTGGCCGCGCCACGCAGGTAGCTGTGGAAGGCGCGGCCGTCGACCCGAAGGATCGAGTACGTGCGGCGCGGCAGGAACGCCCGGGTGGTCGCCTCGTACCGTTTCATGCGGTCACCGAGTGCGGTGGAGTCACTCATGCCGCGACCCCCGCATCCCGCTCCAGGACGTCCTGCTGCGCGAGGCGGAGCTGCCGCCAAGCCGCGTAACCGTCCCACTCGGCTGCGCAGTTCGGGCAGCGCACGAACGACGACGCGACTGTGGCGGTGAGCGGCATCCCGCACAGCCCGCCTTCAAGCTGAACGGGGCAGGGGCCGATCTGGACGCGGCCGGGCCGCCGTTCGGCGCTGAGTGCGGCGGTGGTTTCGGAGTGGAGGCGGCGGATGTCGTCGATGTCCTGGCCGATGCTGTCGTACTGCTCGCAGGCGCGTTGCAGGTTGATCACAAGGAAGTTGATGTGGACGGGGACGGCTTGGGCGGGGCTACCAGCCCAAGTCCCGATCCGACGGCCGAGCGCTTGGCGCCACGCGTCCTCGATAGCGGCGAGTCGGGCTGCTACGCCGCCGGGTCCGGTGAGAGTAAGCACTTCGAGGCGCGGCGGTATCGGCGGCACACGGCTGCCGGTGGTGGCGGTGTCGGGGCGGCGGGCGCCGCGCATGAGGGTCGAGGTGCGGTTCAAGGCGACGAACAGGTTGGGGAGTTCGGCGAGGCGCTTGGCGGTGCGGGCTTCGCAGGGGCGGCAGGCTTGGCGGCCGGTTTCGGCTTCGTCGACCCAGAGGTCTTTGCCGCACGCGGTGCAGGCAGGCCACGTGTAGTCGTCGGCGGGGGCGTCGTGCATGGTGCGGCTCCTCGACAGGCGTGGTGCAGAGGTGCGGGGTTACGCACAGTGTGCACGGTCGCGCTGACTAGGCGCGGGGCTCCTCTGTCCAGCCCCAGGATTCGGCGAGCAGGCGCACTCGGCGTGCGACTCGCGCGTCGCGTCCGCAGCCGCATTCTTGGTTGCCGTCACGGTCGCCTTCTTCGTCGGCGACCTGGCAGTGGTACCAGGTGTCCTCGCAGACTCGGTGCTTCTCGCCTAGGAGGTCGTCGAGGAGCTTGCGGTCGGCGGCGATCCGGCGCAGTACGGCGGCGGGTTGTATCAGTTGAAGGTAGCTATCGAAGCCGGGCCGCTTGTCGATCCACGATTGGTAGCCCTCTGCGTCGCTGGAGCTGACTACGTAGGTCCCGTCGGCGCCGAGCAGAGACTCGTACTCGTCGTTCTCGGTCTTCTCCCAGCGCCACGGGCCGGAAGGCAGAGCCTTCACGACGCCCTCGGCTGCGTCCATGGCCTCCCGCAGCCACGCGACCATCAGGGCGGGGTCGTCCATCACGGCTGAACCTCCCAGCAGGCGTCCGTGCAGCCGTCTTGGCATTGGTCCGGGTATCCGGCGTCTTCGTCGAGCACCTGGCAAAACACCTCCCAGTCGGTGACCCCGGCGAGTGCCCGCTGGCACCACTTGCCTTTCGGTGTGAGCCACGAACCGCCGATGCTGCCGCCGTGTTCAATGAGGTCGGCGCGCGTGAGCGCAGACAGGACGATGTGATACGCGCCGTGCTGCCCGATCAGTTCCGTTACGGCGTCCGGGTGATCGTAGAACGGGGCGAGGTTGAGGAGGCTGGCGATCAACTGCCAGGCGTGCTCTGGGTTGCCGCAGCCGCACAGGCCCAGCTCCGATTCGGCGTAGAACATCTGGCACAGGTGATCCAGGGTGTGCTCGCTCATCCCGCTGGACGTCGCGGGGACGTCGGCCGAGGCGCCGTCGGGCGGCTTCACCTGCTCCGGCTGCTTGACGGATCGCGGGGGCAGCCACAGGGCACCGGAAGGCTGGAAGGCAGACATCGGAATGAGGTCGCTCATAGCGCCAGTATGCGACTGCCTCTGCCCGGCATCAGCCGATCTTCCGCGTCTGCGTCTTCTTGCACTTGAGGCAGCGTCGGAGCTGCACCGGAACCTTCCAAGTGCCGAGCTTCGGGAACAGCGGCGAGTCGTAGGTGGCTTCAGCGTCCTGCCATTCCGTCCAATGGTGCAGGTGGACTCCCGGCCCCGCCGACTCGCTCTTCCTGTCCGCTTCGTCGCGGATCTGCTCGTCGGGGATGGTCGCAGCAATGCCGGTCACGACATCCGCATGCCCGGCGCGAGCCTCTGCCTCGGTGCTCCAGCGCCACATCATGTGGTCCTGGTCCTCATCGCCGCCGAAGACCATGGTTTCGAAGATGATCGGCGGACCGTCCTCAGTGAAGTTGTAGTTGACGCCGAGCCAGACAGTCGAGACTTCAATCTTGACGATGGGGTCGCTGGACGAGGTGATCTCGGTGCGCGCGACGCGGCTGTAGGCGATATCGCCGAGCAGACGGTTCGCGGCTTCGGAGTCGATCGGCTGACCCTGGCGGTCGAACCACAACTGTCGGTTGAACATGTCCGGGCCTCTCATTCCTCGTCGTTGTCGGGGTCTTCTTCGTCGTCGCGGTCGTCGTCCTCCTCGTGGCTGGTGCCGTCCCAACGATCGCACCAGTAGCGGTCGTCGGCCTTGGCGACTTCTTCCGCCGTCTCCTCCCAGGGCGTGGTTCAGGCGGCCTCCGAGAGCTCGACGGCGACGAGGTGGCGCGTGCCCTTGTAGGTACGAAGTCCGGCGTACAGGGCGGGGTCGTTCGGCGCGTACACGTAGACCTGAATCCAGTGGCCGGTGGTGCGGTGCTGCACCCAGGCGCGCGGCGCGTCTTCGCCGAGGTGCATCGCCCGGTAGGCCTTCGCTACATGACGGCCGAACCAGGCGCGCTGTCCGTCGGGGAGGTCGTCGGCGCCGAGGCGGTCCAGCAGGTCGCCGGTGCGGATGAGCCGTCCGTCGGCGAGCTGGGCGCCGATCTGGCCGTTGAGGGTGGCGTAAGCGACGGGCCGGCTAATGCGGAGTGCGGCGGCGATGCTGCGGCGGATGGCACGAAGCTTG